GCAAGCTAGAGATATTATGTGGCAACAACTGCTTGAGCTTGGTAACCCAGTGATAGCAAGCAGTCACGTTAACAATATGCAACTTACATTGATTAACGGTTCTAAGATATCGTTAAAAGGTGCTGATAGACCAGAGACAATGCGTGGTGTAGCTTTAAAGTTTGTTGTACTCGATGAGTATGCAGATATTAAACCTACTGTGTTTGAACAGATTCTTAGACCAGCGTTAGCTGACTTGAAGGGTCACTGTATATTTATTGGTACACCCAAGGGGCGTAATCATTTCTATGATACCTACAAGATGGGTCAGAGTGATAAGCCAGAGACTAAGGATTGGAAGTCATGGCACTTTACTAGCTTTGATAACCCACTACTGGATAAAGAAGAGATTGAAGTAGCTAAGAATACAATGTCTACGTTTGCATTCAGACAAGAGTTCATGGCTAACTTTGAAGCACCACAGTCAGACATCTTTAAAGAGAACTGGGTTGTTATTAAAGATAAGGATGATGAACCTAAAGAAGGCACTTACTATATGGGTGTTGACTTAGCAGGTTTTGAGAATGTATCCAAGCAAGCCAGTAATAAGAAGAAGTATCTGGATCAAACGTCCATAGCCATTGTTAAGGTAGGTGATGATAACAAGTGGTGGGTGGATAAGGTTGACGCTGGTAGGTGGGACATTAAAGAGATATGCGAGAGGATGTTGGATCATGTCAAGACTTATAATATACAAGTCATAGGCATAGAGAAGGGTTCTCTGATGAGGGCTGTACTGCCTTACTTAACAGAGATGATGTTAAAGCAGAACATCTACCCACGAATAGAAGAAGTAGCGTTAGGTAATAGAAGCAAGGTAGATAGAGTTGTTGGTGCTTTGCAAGGTAGGTTTGAGCATAAACAGATAGAGTTGTGTGATGGAGACTGGGTAAGAGAGTTCAAGGATGAGTTGTTAAACTTTCCCACTACTGGTGTACATGATGACATGATAGATTCTGTAAGTCTTATTGCTCACATAGCTAACGCAGCAATGTACTTTGAAGATGACCCAGACGATGAATACGAACCTTTAGACCCTATAAGCGGGTACTAATATGAAAGATTGTAGGCTGTAGGCAACGGGAACTCGTAAGACTAACTTACAAGTTGTTCCTGCATATTGTAATTGTAAGAAAGGTAATAGAAATATGAACACCTACGTAAAGAACACTTAATTATATATTGGGATACTAACATGGCTGAAATAAACAGGAATACAGAATTCACCTCAGATGAAGAAGTAGAAGTTACTGAAAGTGATAAAGAGTTAGTATCTTTTGTTGTTGATCACTGTAACAAGTGGAGAGACTGGAGGGACTCTAACTATGAGACCAAGTGGGATGAATATGAGAGGATTTATTATGGTGTTTGGAGCGCAGAAGATCGTACAAGGGATAGTGAGCGCAGTAAAATTATTAGTCCTGCCACCCGTCAGGCTGTTGATAACCGTGTTGCGGAAACTATGGAAGGTTTTGCTGGAACAGGCAAACTGTTTGAAATAAGTGATGATGGTTTAGATGAAGATGCCTCAGATATTGAGAAAATGCAGCTTCTTTTGCTTGAAGACACGCACAATAACGCTTATCTGAACAATGTATCATCAATTGTCAAGTTAGCAGAGATATTTGGTACTGGTATTGGGGAAGTTTTAGTCAAAACTGAGATGGAACGTGTCCCTACTACCAAAGAAGTGCCAGATCAAGGCATAGCAGAGGTTGGTGTCACCGAAAGAGAGAAGATATCCATAAAATTAAGCCGGTAAACCCTAGAAATCTCTTAATTGACCCAAATGCTGACTCAATTGAGGAATCTTTAGGTGTAGGCGTAGAAGAGTACCTCAGTTATCATCAAGTTATCAGAGGAATGGCTTCTGGTGTTTATCGAAAGGTAGATGTCAAGCCTTCTTATGATGACGATGATTTAGATGACTCACAGCTTGAAGATACTCAATACCGTGATGATAAAGTTAAAGTTATCCGATATTATGGGCTAGTACCTAGAGATTTACTAGAAGAATCAGGAGAAGTAGAGCAAAGAGCAGAAGAACTGTTCCCTGATGACGATGAAGCATCAGAAATGGCTGATTTGGTTGAAGCTATAGTAGTTATCGCCAATGATTCTCAGCTTTTGAAGGCAGAACGCTCACCGTACATGATGGAAGATAGACCTGTTATTGCCTATCGACCAGAGGTACGTCCAGGACGCTTCTACGGGGTTGGAACAGTAGAGAAGGCATATAATATGCAAAAGGCTATTGATGCCCAACTGCGTAGTCATATGGACTCCCTGGCACTAACAACAGCACCTATGATGGGTATTGATGCTACAAGATTACCGAGAGGCATGAAGTTTGAGGTTAGACCTGGTAAAAACATCCTAACTAATGGTAACCCTTCAGAAATATTAGTACCGTTTAAATTTGGAAGTACCGATGCCTCAAACTATGATACAGCTAAAGGGTTTGAGGCAATGCTGCTGCAAGCAACAGGCACACTAGACTCGGCAGAGTTGGTCAAGAGCGCAGCAGGTGGAGGAGGACAAAACAACGGTATGGGTATGTCGTTAGCTATGTCTGCTATTGTCAAGAAGAATAAAGTGGCAATGGCATCGTTTCAGGATGACTTCATCATTCCAATGGTTAAGAAGGTTGCGTATCGCTATATGCAGTTTGACCCAGAGCGTTACCCAATGAAAGACTTTAAGTTTACCACAATGTCCTCTATTGGGTCTATTGCTAGAGAGCATGAACAACAACAGCTAATAGGGTTGCTTCAGACGCTTGGTCCTAACTCACCCATTGTTCCTATCATCTTAAAGAGCATTGTATCTACCTCTGGTTTGTTGAACAGAGAAGAGCTGGTATCACAACTAGATCAGATGTCTCAGCCTAACCCACAAGCTCAAGAGATGCAGATGCAACAACAACAGGCTCAGATGCAATACCTCGCTGCTCAGACTGCTGAGCTACAAGCTAGAGCTGCTGAGTCTATGGCTGATGCTCAAGAGGCACAAGCCAGAGCGCAGAAACTTATGGTTGAGGCTTCTCTTATGGAAGATAAGGTTAAAACGGACATGATCCGTAACCTATCAGCTAACATTAAAGATGAGGATACTAACGAGTTTACTAAGAGAGCTAAGATTGCGGATATCTTGATTAAAGAAAAAGATATTGAATCTAAGGAAAGAATAGTTGAGAGACAGATGCAAGAAAAAGAACCAGACAGTAAATAATGCTTGACTTTGTTGTTCATTTGTGGTATAATGCCGTAACATTATGTAAATAAGAATCATTCTCATTCTAATACTCATTATCATTTAGGAGAACTCCATTTGGATAAAGAACTCCAGGCGTACTACGAAGCAAGATTTGAAATGATGTCGACACAAGGCTACACAGATTTGTTGACAGATGTAGAAACAATGATTGAAGAAAGAGATAACTTGATGGCTACTAAAACCGTTGAGGAAATGCACTTTCGTAAAGGACAGTTAGATGTTTTACATTGGATTAGAACTCTCAAGAAACTTTCTGAGGAAGCCTGGGAGCAACTAAACAATGAGTAAAAGAATGTTTGAATTCAGGTGTGAACAAAACCACATCGCAGAGAATTACATTGATGAAGAGGTAACCACGATCTCGTGTCCTACTTGTCAGTGTGCAGCACCTCGTATTATCTCAGCACCACGTATTGCTTTAGAGGGGGTCACTGGTGACTTTCCAACAGCAGCAGACGCATGGGCTAGGAAGCACGAGCAAGCAACAAGAATCGCTGAAAAACGTAGAGACTGAGCGTCAGTGATATTTTTTATTCCTATAATCACAATGTGACAGGAGTTTTTATACATGGCTAATTTTGAAGATCCGATTGAAGAAAATCTTGACTTTACACCTGATGAAGTAGGTGATGATGATCCTACTGAACAGGTGCAGGTAGAAGCACAACAGGAACCAGCACCAGAGGATAACCCTGAAGATGATTTACCTGAAAAGTATCGTGGTAAGTCTACAGCACAAATTGCTAAGATGCACCAAGAGCTAGAAAAGCTCAACGGTAGGCAAGCTCAAGAAGTTGGCGAACATCGAAAGTTCGTTGATGAAATGCTCAAGCGGGAACTCTTAAAAAATACAGCAAATAAACAGTCATCAGAAGAGATTGAAGACCCAAACGAGAAATTCTTTAAAAAACCAACAGAAGCTATGGATGAGTATTTATCCAATCATCCGTCCATTAAACAGGCACAAGAAAATGCCTTGATAATGAAAGCTCAATCTGCTCAACAGAATCTGCAACAACAGTTTCCTGATTATGTAGAAGTGATAAAAAACCCACAGTTTAAAGAGTGGGTAGATGCTTCTCCTATTAGACAAAGACTGTACGATGATGCAGACGATAGGTATGACGTAGCTGCTGCAACTGAATTAATCAGCACCTGGAAAGCTATTTCAGGTGTTAGGCAACCAGAACAGCAGCCAATCACTACTGAAGTAAAAGAGAATAGAAGTAAATCTCTTAAAGCTGCCTCTGTTGATACAGGAACTTCTTCTATTAGTTCACAAAAGAAATACTCTCGAAAGGCTATTCAAGAACTTCTAAAAAACAACCCTGATAAATATTATGCACATTCAGAGGAAATCCTTCAGGCTTACGCAGAGGGACGAGTCTACAATTAACTTAAAGGAAATAAGAAATGGCACTAGGTACTAATAATGTAACAACCACTACCGCAGCGAAGTTTATCCCTGAGATTTGGAGTGATGAGATTGTTGCCGCATACAAGGCTAATCTTGTTGCAGCAAACTTGTTCTCCAAGATGTCTTTCAAAGGCAAAAAGGGTGATGTACTTCACATTCCTAAACCAACTCGTGGAGCAGCCTCTGCTAAATCAGCATCAACTCAGGTCACACTGATTGCTGCTACAGAGAGTGAAATCCTCGTTAACATTAACAAGCATTATGAATACTCACGTTTCATTGAAGACATCGTAGAGACACAAGCACTAAGCTCTTTGCGTAAGTTCTACACTGATGACGCTGGTTATGCTATTGCTAAACAGGTTGATACTGACCTTGTACGGCTTGGTCGTTTGGTTAACGGTGCTACACTTGGCACTGATGACTACGCTACTTCTAACACAGCTACTAAAGCATGGATCGGTTCTACGGGTGCAACTGCTTATAACTCTACGTCTTCAAACGCTGCTGCGCTTGCTGATGCAGGGATAAGACGTTCAATCCAAAGGCTCGATGACGCTGATGTACCTATGTCAGATCGTGTTTTACTTGTTCCACCTACAACCAGAAATACTTTAATGAGCATTGCTCGATTTACTGAGCAAGCGTTCACTGGTGATGTGGGTTCAAGCAACACAATCCGTAATGGTTCTGTTGGTGATGTATATGGTGTTAAAGTATTTGTATCTACCAATGCTGACTTTGGTGCAGGTAGTTCAGGTGCTGACCGTATTTGCTTGATGGCTCATAAAGATGCTTTCTGTCTTGCTGAGCAAATGGGCGTACGTTCACAGACCCAGTACAAGCAAGAGTGGCTTGCAACATTGTTCACGACAGATATGCTTTACGGTGTAGCTGAGTTGCGTGACGATGCTGCTGTAGCTTTGGCTGTACCTGCTTAACCAGTAAGTTGTAATACCTCCCCAGGCTCATAAGGTCTGGGGAGTTTTCATAAGTCGTTCATCCATCAGGACGGAAGTAGGGAGACCGAAGGAACGCACCTATACCTTTAGCGAGGAGGGTGATATGCTTTGGACAAATTACTGCCGCAAGAACGAGATTAAAAGGCACGAAAGAGATAAGTTAATTAAAATACTCTGGAGAAACATGATGTGGACTAAACCTGAATATACAGAAATGAGATTTGGATTTGAAGTAACTATGTACATCGCAAATAGATAGGGACAGTTAAATGGCTATATATAGAGGCCCAGGTGGATCAGGAGACGCTACAACAGACGCTGCTAATCAGGCATCCGTAGCTTCTAACAAGGCTGCTGAGGCCGCTATATCAGCTACCGCTGCCGCTGGTTCAGCCAGTTCTGCTGCAACATCTGCGTCTACTGCAACAACACGAGCATCTGAGGCTTCTACTTCTGCCACCTAATGCTTCTAACTCTGAACTGCTGCCGCAAACTCTGCAACATCTGCAGCAGCTTCTTTAGTATTCCTTTGTATGACAGGTACTTAGGTGCTAATCATCTGACCCTACCCTT